GCGCCGACCGTGGGACGGTTGGCGAAGTTGGCCGACAGAGCGGTCGGGTGAGCAGTCGAGAACAGCGCGACACCGTCGCCGCCCGGGAAGGCAGCATCGAAGCCGTTGTTCAGAACCGCAGCGCCCTTGACCTGCTTGGTGTGGGCCATCGAACGAGCCATTGCCTTGGTGTAGCGGCCAGCCAAGCGGTCGTAGAGGTTGTCCTCAACGGCCTCTTCGGTCAGCGCGAAGGCCATGGCAATCGTCTCGTGGGTGTAGCGAGCCGTGAAGGATTCGATTGCGTTGTCGTACTGGACGCCAGCGCCTTCAGTCTTCACCGGAGCTGCACCGAAGCCGGTCAGCATGACTTCCTCTTCAAACGCACGGTCCGAAGTCTCGATGGAGAAGATCTCCTCGTGCTCGTTCTCGTAGCGCTTGTACTCCAGACCGAACAGAGCGTTCAGACCTGGCTCCAGCTCTTTAACAAGTTGGGAACGGGTAATTGCCATGATCAGGCTCCATCGGCTTGAACACCATTACTACCGTATTGGTGTTGATTAAGTTTCACAACGAGCACTGCGTACTGGCCCAACTCGTTGCCCGCTTGTTCGCTCAAACCAACGATCTTGAAGGTCAGAGCAGCAGTCTTGGCCGGGGTACCCAGCGAACCAGCCGAAACGCCCGTGATGTTGCTACCGGTGGTAGCAGCAGTCGGGTCAGCGTTCTTGCCGATGTCTGCCTGGGTGATCGTGCCAGCAGCCTGGATCAGGAACAGTTGGCTCGGATCGTCCAGAACTTCGCACACGATGGGGCCGATGTTGGGAGTGATACTACCGGGGTAGTAGTTCTTCCAAGTCGGCTTGTCAGCGCGAGTGGGGTCGTTGTACTGCACACCGTTGAACACGCCCGTCGGAGCGACGTGCGTAGAGGCGTCGTACTTGATGATGTAGCCGTCATAGACGACCACGAGGTCACCCTGGTAGATTGCGGTTGCGTAGCCAGCCTGAATCTGATAACCGTATTGCTTTTGGGCACCGGTCGCAGAAAGGTTGCCAACAGGACGCAATCCAAAGGGCTTATTGACGTTTGCCATTTGTAAGCTCCAAAGATTGATTAGCCAGATTACTCCGGCTTACGGAAAGTGGTGCGCGAACTCCGCTCGGGGCTCTGAATCCGCATTGACGAGTGCGCGTTCTCACGCAACAGCTCGTTATCTACCGCAGTCAACTGATCCCGCGCCTTCTTCGCAAAGTAGGCATTGCGCTCTTCGACAGTTTCCACAGGAATGCGGGCAAGCATCAGACCGCCCACCGAGACAACGCCTGCGTGCTTACCATCTTCAATGGTAGGCAGCATGCCCTGGTATTCCTCGGGGAGTTCCTCCAAACGAACGAGCTCATAGCCCTCGCGGAGGCGGCCATAGATGTTTTGCCGGTCATCAAACCCGTTGACTTCTGCTCGAATCCAGCGATGTTGAAAGCCTTCAGGGGCAGGGGGAGCGTCAAGACGTGAAGGTGGTGTCCAAGGGCGGCGACGCGACTCTTTTTCGCGAGAAGCACGAGAGCTGCGGTCGAGGGTAAGTTTGGTTTCGCTCATTTGATCACTCCTTTACGTACTTGGCATATTCCTCAAGAGGAACATTCAGCTTCTTAGCAATAGCAACTTGGCTCGGGGATAGCCGAACAGTACGGCGCGCACTATTGATTCCGGAACTCCGGGTAGCAGGGGCAACAGCCGGCGCGGGACGCTGTTGTCTGTTGGTTTGTTGCGGACTTTCGTCCGTAAACCGCTTCGGAAATTCCTCCCGAAGGCGGCGGTCCAATTCAGTATAGTATTCGTCGCTGTTGGGGTCAAACCCCTCGCTTTCCACGAGAGTTTGGTGGATGCCCCAGGCTCCGTAGGTCAGCACACGATCCTGGCCGAACCAAGTATTGCGGGAGGCCCACTCCTCCGCACGGGGAGAAGGCGCAGGAGGCGCTGCCTGCGCCCGAGCGGCCTGCGGGGCCTGCTGCGGAGCAGGGGCAGGCTGACGAATCTGCTGCTCTTGCGTCTGCAGCCAACCTGAAACCTGCCGCTGCTCCATCACCAGCTCAGAAAGCCGCTGATTGGCGTCAGTCTCAGTGTCAATGTCGCCTTCTTCGCGGGCCTTCTTGATGATGGCCTTCAGCGTGGCCTGCTGCGTCTCCAGGCGGGTCTTCGCTTCGTTCAGGCGGCTGTAGTCCGTGTGGACCAGCTTCTGCTGAAGCTCCTGCGCCTGGCTTTGCAGGCCGCGGGCGTACTCCAAGGCCGCCTGCTCGCGGCGCTCGGACTCCCGCATGCGGGCAGTCAGCTTGGCAATGCGCTTTTGCACCGCATCACTGACGTGATCCAACTCTTCGCGCTCTGCCTGGGTGGCAGAAGTCGAGGTAAGCGCCGAATTGGATGTCTCCATGGGCGCCTTGGACGAATCAGTGGGCTCGTCCAGGGTGATCTCGGCCGGTTTCTCGTCCGCGCCGATGTCAAATTCAAGTTGGGTGTCGGGAACAGTATTTGCCATGGGCTACCTCACAGGTGAAGAATGTCTTCGGGGTCTTGAATGCGCGCCAAGATCTCGTCATCGTTCAAGATTCGGATCTCGCCGCCATCAATGTTCAGCCTGGCACCGGCGTAACGGCCAAAAATGACCCAGTCGCCCTTCTGGCACCATGCTCCATTCGGAAATTTGGCTTCATCCTTGTACGCAAGGTCGCCAACCGACAAAACATACCCGCAGACCGTCGCCACTTGCTCGCGCTGCCGAGTTTGATCGGCCAGGACGATACCGCCCTTGGTTTTCTCAGCGCCGCGGTACGGCAGAATGACAATTCGCCAACCAGTTGGCTTAGGAATGCGGTCTAAAACCGATTCCTCCAGCTTTTCCACGTTCAGACTCCCGTCTGTCGTGTAAGCATCGTCCAAAACTGGCTCATGGGCCTCTTTCTCTTCGGCCCACTTCTTTTCCAAAGCAGTCATTTCCATTAAAAGGTCCTTTTGTTAGTCTTCGGCCCCGCGTAAAAGAGAGTGAATCACTTCTTCTACGAATTTGTAGCCTTCTAACCGACCCATCAGGAACTTGTACTGCTCCATGTCGCGAACACCGCCCGTAAGAATCATCATATGCGTGTCTTCACGCAACCGACGAATCTCATGCAGCAGTGTTTCAGTGAATTCCAGCATGGATATCCCCATGAAGCAGACAGATAGGCCCCTGTCCGAAGGCTGCGGTGCATATTAGCACCAAACTCACGCCAGTTTCACCTTATTGAAGGCGTCTTTTCGATATACATACGACACTTTTGGCTTGTCAGTCGGGTTTTTGACTGTCTTAGGCCCTTCTTTAGGTGCCTTGGGTGCCAATTTGGCGGGCTTTTTGCGCATCTTGTGCTCCTTTTTGGGCCAGTTTGGCCTGTTCGATGGCCACGTCGTTGTTTTCCCGCTGCTGGTCAAAGGCCAACCGCTGCTGATCCATTGCAATCCGGGCCTGATCGCGCTGTCCGGCCTGGGCGATCTCCTGCTTCTTGAGCTCCACCAGCGGATCGCTCTGGTCGCCTGCCAGCTGCGACTGCAGCTGCTTGACTTCCTGGAAGTACTGGGCCACTTTCAGGGCCACCATCGCCTCGCGCTGCAGCGCCGACACCAGTTTTTCAGGGTCCGTGCCGTACTGCTGGAACAACTCAGCCTCCACAGCCTCTTCGGCCTTCAGGCGGATGTGGTCAAACACGTGCTTTTGCAGCGTCATCGCCACCTGTGGCACCGACGCCACGATGGGCGACATGCCAAACAGCAGGTGCGTCATGATGTGCGCGTCGTGCTGCTGGCCAGCAAAGGCCTTGAGCGGCGATCCGTCCAGCGCCTGTGAGTTCTCACTGGCCGGGTCCTTGGGCTTGTCCACATTCTGCGTGTTCAGAATCTGGTCAATATCCCGCACGCCGATGGCCTCGTACATCCGGCGGTACGCCTCGTACATGTTGTGCATCTGCGGCGCGCTTTGCGCAAGCTGCAGCTGCGTCTGCGCCATGGTGATGCGTTGCGCCACCGAGAAAATGTTGGGGTCCGACACCGGCAGCACATCAATCCGGTCGTCGAAGTCCCGCGCCTTGATGAAGCGGCTCTCGCCAGGCACGTCGTACGGGTACTGCGGCGGCAAGTACTCCGCAAAGCCCTGCGCCAAGAGCTGGAACTCCAGCTTCTGCGCATAGTGCAGGCGCTTGTGGATGGCCGACATGACGGCCGAGCCCTTCTCCAGCAACGCAATCGTCGTGCCCACAGCAGCGTTCTGATTGCTGTCGCCCACCTGCATGTCCGTGATGCTCGACAGGCGCCGGCCGGCATCCACACAGAAGCCCAGCAGCGCAAACAGCGTCTGGCTCGGCTCCTTGTACGGCAGCGGCAGCAACGACGCATTGATCTCCGCCCCGCCCGTGTCAATGTCCCGGAACTCACCAGGCTGCAGCGGCATGTCGTCGTTCATGATCCGCGCGCCCTTGGCCTTGAAGCCTGCTGGCAGATTCGCCAGCGTGCCCGCGTCGATCAACTGCTGCAGCGCAGCCGACGAGGTCTTGCTCAGGCCCCCGACCAGATGCAAGAAGCCCAAGCCATACGCACCGGGGCCCTGGACCAGCAAGTAATGCACGTAGTACTGCTTGCGACGATAAAGCTCGTCACCCTGCTTCCAGTTGCGGCGGATGCCCACCACGTGGTTCGTGACCTCGTCAATCGTCACGATGTACGGCAGCTTGATGCCCGTGGCCTCGCCATCTTCCTTGTGCTCGAAGCCCGGCAGGTCGTAGTCAACCTGGAACTCCAACAGCACGATCTCTTCGTCATCGCCACCCGTGGGCACGATGCCCACCACGCGGTCCTGCTCCTTCTGGATCACGTTCTGGCTTGTCTCAGCCACGGCTTGCGCCTGGGCGGTGTCTAAGTACTGGCCGCGGACCACGGCGCGCCGGTAGGCATTCACGGGCATCGTCACGCGGTGCGTGATCCGCGCGCATTCGCTCATGACGCTTGAACCGTTGTACGGGATGTACAGATCCTCCGGCAGGATCAAGGCGC